GCAACACCTTCGCAGGTGTCCTTGCTGGTAAGTATAAGGTCTATATCGATCCTTATTCTGCAAATGCACTTGGTAACACCACTGGTTCTCAGTATTATGTTGCTGGTTATAAGGGTTCTTCACCTTATGACGCAGGTCTGTTCTATTGCCCTTACGTTCCTCTTCAGATGGTTCGTGCAGTTGGAGAGAACACTTTCCAGCCTAAGATCGGATTTAAGACTCGTTACGGTATTGTTGCTAACCCCTTCGCAGAAGGATCAGGTGCAGGTAACGAAGGTCTTGGCAGACTCCAAACTAACAAAAACTGTTACTACAGAAGAGTCAAGGTTCAAAACCTCATGTGATATTTGCCTACGGGCATTCACACTCACAGACCTCCTTCGGGGGGTCTTTTTTTATCTAAATAAAAATAAAAATGGCTTGCAATTTTCCCAACCAAATAAACAATAGAAATTTTCTAGCACCGGTTGGTTTTAAGTTTACTCTAGCAAAAAATCCAAAGATTTCCTTTTTCTGTAATTCAGCAAGAATACCAGAAATTAGTTTAGGTACTGCAATTCAACCAACATATCTTAAGGATTTAGATGTTCCTGGTGATAGATTATCTTATGGAGATTTCTCTTTGAGATTTTTAGTTGATGAGAATCTGGAAAATTATATGGCAGTTCATAATTGGATGACTGGTTTGGGATTTCCAGAAACACCTCAACAATTTAGTGATCTAACAACAAATAATGATGGTGTAAAAGATTTAAAGGAACAATTCAGTGATGGAAGTCTTCATATTTTAAATAGCAATTTCAGAGATGTTGCTATTGTAAAATTTAGAGATTTATTTCCAATTTATTTGACCTCTTTAGATTTTGAAGCAAGTGATACTGATATCAGCTACTTTACAGCAGAGGTCACTTTCAAGTATACTATCTACAATGTCTTAGCTGCTGATAACAGAACACCCTTATGAACCTTGATCAAATTCAGGAGATGTGGGAAAAGGATTCTCAAATCGACCCTGATAATCTACATGATGAATCATTAAAAATTCCACAACTTCATTCGAAATATTATACTTTATATAATACCATCACTCTTTTGAGAGAGAAGGCAAGAGGAACTTATAATCGAGTAAGATTGGAAAGATATAACTATTACACAGGAAAGGCAACAGCAGAGGTTTATGCCGAAGAACCATTCCCATACAAAGTTAGAGATAAAGAGGCACTACAGAGGTATATGGATGCTGATGAGAAGTTAAATACTATTGACCTCAAAGTTCGTTATTATGATGTGATGCTTAAGTTCTTAGAAGAGATTATCAAGACAGTTTCAAATAGAACTTTCCAAATTAAAAACTCAATCGACTGGCACAAATTCCAAGCAGGTTTTAACTAATGGACGACGAATATTATTCTATCGAATTAAATATCAGAGGAATTAGACTTATTCATGAAGGACTTCGACAAGCAGTTCAAAAATGGTCTGGGGGAGAACCAGAAGAACAAATTAATTTAATCGCAATGAGAGATAATTTTTATAGACTTATCTTAGAACATCAGTTTGACAACATGAACTAAATACTTATAGGTGAACCTATGAGTTATGTCTCATTTGATTATATCAAAAAAGAATGAAGTATATTTACAGGTTAAGGCAGAACCTCACGTATACTACGAATTATCAGACCAGTTTACCTTTGAGGTTCCTGGTGCAAAGTTTATGTCCTCGTATCGTAGTAAATACTGGGATGGAAAGATAAGATTATTTAATACCCAAACCGGAGAGATATATGTTGGGTTATTAGATAAGGTTACAAAGTTTTGTGATGATCACAAATACACTTATGAGTTTGTAGATAATAAGTATTATGGTCTTCCTTTTGAGACGAATGATTTTATCTCAAAGGAAGGTGTAAAAGATTATATGAATGCTATTTGCAAGTATTCGCCGAGAGATTACCAAGTTGAGGGAGTATACGACGCCTTAAAACATAATAGAAAATTGTTGATATCCCCAACTGCTTCTGGAAAGTCTCTGATGATATATTCTCTTGTGAGATATTACGTTGAGAAGAAACAAAATATTCTGATAGTCGTTCCGACGACTTCGCTAGTAGAGCAGATGTATAAAGACTTTGCAGACTATGGTTGGGATGTAGGTTCATATTGTCACAAGATCTATGCGGGAAAGGAGAGAGAAACAGATTCTCAAGTCATTATTACTACCTGGCAGTCTATCTACAAACTTCCCCGAAAATATTTTGAAAGATTTAATGTAGTTATCGGAGACGAAGCACACCAGTTTAAATCAAAGTCATTAATATCTATAATGTCTAAACTTGCTGATGCAAAATATCGTTTTGGTTTTACTGGAACACTTGACGGAACACAAACTCATAAATGGGTTCTTGAGGGATTGTTTGGTGCTTCGTACAAAATCATTCGTACCGATGAGTTGATGCAAAAGGGTTATGTTGCTAAACTGGATATCAATGTACTTCTATTGAAGCACCCGGCACATAAGTTTGAAAACTTTGAAGAAGAAGTTCAGTATATTATTAATCATGATCGTAGAAATAAGTTCATAAGAAATCTTGCATTAGACCTCAAAGGAAATACTTTAGTTCTTTTTGCAAGAGTTGAAGGTCATGGTGAACCACTATATCACATGATAAATAATAATAAGATTGATGAAAGACAAGTATTTTTTGTTCATGGTGGTGTTGATACAAAGGATAGAGAAAAAGTAAGAGAGATTACTGAAAAAGAAAATAATGCGATTATTGTTGCATCATACGGAACATTCAGTACAGGAATTAATATCAAAAATCTCCACAATGTCATTTTTGCTTCTCCATCCAAATCTAGAATTCGAAATCTCCAGTCTATTGGAAGGGTGCTTAGGAAAGGTAATAACAAGACCAAGGCAACTCTCTATGACATTGCTGACGACATATCCTACAAATCCAGGAGGAACTATACACTTAATCATCTAATCGAAAGAATTAAAGTTTATAACGAAGAAAATTTTAATTACGATATTGTAAACATACCGATAAAGAACTAATGGGAGATGAATTTTACGCAATCATAAAACTGGTATCTGGTGAAGAAATATTATCACTTATTTCTATTGATGAGAATGATGGTGATCCTTTGATTGTAATGCAGAATCCAATCACAATGAAACTTCTACATTCTCAGCATGGAATGCACGTTAAAGTTAAATCATGGATGGAATTAGCATCTGATGATTTCTTTATTGTAAGACCTGATAAAATTCTTACCATGACAGAAACTCATGATAAAAGAATGATCGAGATATATACTAACTATCTTGAAGATGAAGATGATATAGAAGTTTATAATCCTCAATCTTCCTCTAATGAAAAAACTAAAGGTGTTGTTAAACCTTCTAGAAAGATGGGGTACTTATCTTCGGTAGAAGAAGCAAGAAAGTCTCTAGAGAATATCTTTAAACTTGAAGATACTAAAGAAAGCTAAGCCCCTCTCTTTAACCCTAACAAAGGTATTCTACTGATAATCCAGGGTTCTGTCAAGCCCTCTTAAAAGTGTGGTATAATTAATATAACTTATACTTTAAAGAGTAATGGATTATGCCCAAAAAGAAATCTGAACACTATGTAAATAATAAAGAATTGTTAGAGGCAATGATTGTCTATCGAACCAAGGTAGAAAAATCATACATGAAGACTTTCAATAAAGACCTCACCGAGTTTCCGAAACAGGAACGAGGAAAAAGATGGGAAGGAAAACCACGCATTCCAGATTATCTTGGTGAGTGTTTTCTTAAGATTGCAACACATCTTTCATACAAACCCAACTTTGTGAATTACATGTTCCGTGAAGATATGATTTCTGATGGGATTGAGAATTGCGTCCAATACATTCATAATTTCGATCCTGAGAGGTCTAAGAACCCTTTCGCATACTTTACCCAGATTATCCATTATGCCTTCCTGAGACGCATACAGAAGGAGAAGAAGCAGTTGGAAATTAAAACTAAGATTATTGAGAAGACTGGATTTGATGAAGTAATGGTTATTGACGATAGCTTGCTTTCTGGGCATAGTTCAGAGTATAACTCTATTAAAGATGCAATTCAATATAAGAATCGATGAAGATAGCGATTATTACCGACACTCATTATGGGGCAAGGAAGGGATCTAAGCACCTGCATGATCATTTTGAAAAGTTCTATGATGATGTATTTTTTCCTACTTTAGAAGTAGAAGGAATTGATACTGTGGTTCATATGGGTGATGCCTTTGATAGTCGCAAGTCAATTGATTATCAGAGTCTTGAGTGGTCAAAGAGAGTTGTATTTGATAGACTCAAAAACTGTAATGTTCATATGATTATTGGTAATCATGATTGTTATTATAAGAATACCAATAATGTAAACTCTCCAGAACTTCTTCTACAGACTTATAATAATATTAAGACATATAGTGAAGTATCGGAGATTACATTAGATAAATTAAAAATACTGTTTATACCTTGGATCAATGCAGAGAACTTTGAGAATACTGTCAAATCTATTAAAAATACATCTAGCATATGTGCGATGGGGCACCTTGAGCTCAACGGATTTAGAGCTCATCGTGGCCACGTCATGGAAGACGGTATGGACAGCAAACTATTTGACAAGTTCGAAAAAGTATTCTCGGGACACTATCACACTCGATCAGACAACGGAAAAATCTTCTACTTAGGAAATCCTTATGAGATGTATTGGAATGATGTAAATGATACGAGAGGTTTTCATATCTTTGATACGGAAACCCTCACTCATACTCCAGTTAATAATCCTTATAAATTATTTTATAATATCTATTACGAAGATACCAATCATAAACTCTTCAATGCAACTGAATATGGGAACAAGATTGTAAAAGTTATTGTTCGTAAAAAATCAAAACCAAAAGATTTTGAGAAGTTTATTGATAAACTTTATACTGCTGGAGTTCATGATTTAAAGATAATTGAGAACTTTGAAATTCAAGAGTCTGAAGAATTTGATATTGATGAAGAAGAGAATACACTTTCAATTCTAAATCGATATATTGATGAATCTGAATTTGATCTTGATAAAAACATTATCAAAGGTATCTTCCAAGATTTGTATAGTCAGGCTTGCGAAGTGGAGTAAATGTATCTTCTAACTCTCAAAGATGGTAAAGATGATGGTGCTTATGCCGTTCAGGATAATCACGGTAATAAAGTGTTATTTTTGTTTGAGGAAGAAGATGATGCGGAAAGATATGCTATGATGCTATATGACGAAGAAGATGCTGATATGGATATTGTAGAAGTTGATGATGAACTTGCGATTAAGACTTGTAAGTATCATTCATACAAGTATACGATTATTACACCTAATGACATTGTGATCCCTCCTAAGAATGATAACCTTCAAAAAGATTAGATATAAAAACTTTTTAAGTTCTGGCAACCAATTTACAGAGATTGATTTTCAACAACATCATACTAATTTGATTATTGGGACCAACGGAGCGGGAAAGAGTACTATGCTGGACGCAATCTGCTTCTCCCTGTTTAACAAGTCGTTTAGGAAAATTACAAAACCACAACTTGTGAATGCCACAAATGAGAGGGATTGTTTAGTAGAGATTGAGTTTTGTGTAAACAATAGAGATTATCTTGTCCGTAGAGGTATTAAACCAAATATATTTGATATTGAGGTGAATGGTAATCCACTTCATAAGGAAGCAGATGATCGTGCCAATCAACGCATTCTTGAGGAAAGTATTCTTAAGGTGAATTACCGTAGTTTTGTTCAAATTGTTATACTTGGTAGTAGCACCTTTGTCCCCTTTATGCAACTCACAACTTCTAATCGTCGTGAGGTAATTGAGGACTTGTTGGATATTCGTATCTTCTCTGCTATGAATAGTCTAATTAAAGATAATATTCGAACAAAGAAAGAACAAATTAAATCTCTGAATATTAAGAGGGATAATCTTAAAGATAAGATGCAGATGCAGCAAGAGTTTATTGAAGAACTCGAAAGTCGTGGTCATGCGAATATTGATGCTAATGAGGTAAAAATTGATAAACTTTTGGATGAAGAAAACTCATACATGTTGAGTAATGAAGATTTGAATTA